TATGTTTCGTGTAATTGTAAATTAATATTTTTTTCTAATATTTTCTTTTTACTTTTTAAAAACACTTGCATTAAAGAATCTTTATAAAATCTAGTATCACCACAATTATTTTGCACTTCATCAAAACTATTTGTATTTGTCATATGTCTTTGTATACAATAATCATGAGCGATTTTTAATTCAGTTTTACTAAAGAGCTTAGGTATTATTTTATATTTCCAATTTAAATCAGCCATGATACAATCGCATAACGCGTTCCTTTCGTAACTGGTGATACAGAATGTGGGTACATAAAATTAGATGGCCATATTATACATCTACCGGGAGATGGTTTTATTGTTTGGTATATTTCTTCAGTAATAGGATCATGGAAATTTAATTCTCCACCTTCATAATCGTTATTTAAAAATATAATTACACTTAAAGTTCTAGGAATTGAAGCGCAATGATCTGAATGAATAGTATAAAAACCACCTTTTTCATATTTTAAAATTTCTACTGATGCTATAAGCGTGGCTTCAGTGGTAAATTCTTTATTGTATTTATGAAATAAATTAGAAATCACATGACGCACATAATGACCCCAGTGCATCGTGCTTAAACTACCATCGTTATCATCTAAACTATATGCCTCTGTGTTTCTAATATTTTTTTGTATTTTACTTTTTTTTCCATCTCCTATAATTGCTGAATCTTTAAATTTTAATTTATTAGAGGCATATTTTACTAAACTAGCTACTCTTTCAATTTTAAAACCTTCATCATATATTTTAATAAATTTATCTATTTCCACGATTTTTTACTCCAAAAAAAATTCTTGTATACATAAGTTAATTTACCTAATATAGATAGTTCACTAACTCCTTTTTCTTGTGGGTCCTCTTTTACTTCCATTTTCCAACTTTGTCTTTTAAATGGTATTATTTGAACGTATGGAGTTCCTTGTTCAATAATTGTTTCTAAAACAGGGTATTTATCACCATTTAATATAATTGGGAAATTAACGTAATTAGGAAAAGTGTCTGTGTCAACTATTCCAGATATAATTTCAAATCTATCATCTCTATTATTTAAAGGAGGTATAAATAAACACGAGTATCCTGGAGGTGTTTTAATTCTAAAGGGATTAGCTATTTTATAAAGATTTAAATTACTATTTTTTTCAACAAAAGGACATCCTCCTTTTTTTCCACCTAATTGGTCTATATTGTGTGTAAGAGAATCATTTCTATTTAAGTTTAAATTTAAATCATATATATATTCATTGTAATCTCCATACGAAAATTTAAAAGCAGAATCTTTTTTATCGCCGTTTGTAAAATTATGATGAACATAAAAATCTTGTGGCATTCTTAAAATATATCCAGCGGATAAAGAATCTAAAACAGGAATACAACCTTTTATAGTTCTTAGTTTATAGTCGTGTTTTAAGTTTTTAAACCACTCCGGTATATTTTGAACTGCTTTTATTGGAAGAGTGTTTTCAAGAATAGGTTTAGTGTTTTTAGGATACAAAAATTCTATTATATTATCTTTCATAGTTCTAGATTAAAATATATATCTTTATTTTAATAAGTAAAGTTTTTTATAAACATTTAAAGTTAACATACTTACCAGCTGCTCTACATTTAGCGTTAAGACTATCTGTTGGATATGTGAAACTTGATGCATCTAAATTAGTTACAAAATCAAGGGCACTTGTTATTTTACCTATTTGAGAATGATTTGATTTTCTGTTTACGTATTTTACTAATCGTTCTTTATATTGATCTATTTGGGTTTGCATTTTTTCTTGAGATTCTAATTGACCCTCCTCCCCATAATCAACAAATGAACAATTTTCATCATTCACCACTAATTCTTTAGAACCATTTAAAAAAGCATCATATTCTTCATCTGTTATATTGACCACAGAAACTTGTTCAGGATGTCCTTGGTGAATTATTTCTAAATCACCATCTGTTTTTCCGGCTCTAAGAAAACTGCTTTCGGTTTTAGTTACGTTAGCTTGAAAAACTAAATAAGCCATTATATTAACCTATATCCTCATAAATAACAACACCGCCATCATTTCCCTCTAATGGACTAAAAGGTGATGAAAATTGCGGTCCATGTCCTGCTCTACCAGCTGTTCCTGACACCTTTATCCCCGTTAAACCTAAAAAAGCTGGGTTGTTTCCACCACTTTGCGGACCTCTAGCCATAATCATATTAGCCATAGCGTTTGTTGATGGGTTTCTTTCTTCTTGAACTAATTTTGCTTCGTGAAAATAATGCTCTCCACTAATTTCAGCCATAGTGTCACCATTAATATAGGCAATGGTGTGGTTTTGTAACGTTCCAGAAGCTCCTACTTCTGGACTAGCATTATGTTTTTGTCCACCAGCTCCACCATTAGCAACTAAATTAGTATTAAAGCTTGATGCTTGCCCTGCACTCCCAACATTTCCGGTATTTGTATTTGTCCCTCCAGCGCCTCCTGCACCTATTGTGTAAGGAACAGAAAAAGGTTGAGATACGGGCACATTAAAAAAACCAAATCCACCCATTCCACCGTCTCTTCCAGATCCAGCGGGAACTCCGCCGCCACCGCCGCCACCGCCTCCACTCATGTACAAGTGAAGTTTAGTTGTAGTTGGTTGAGCAGTAAAAGTAGCAGTTTCAGCTGTTCCACGAGCAAAAGTTTTTACCATGTTGGCTGCACCAGCGCCAGAACTCGCAGCTACAATTCTTCCAGATGAATCAACTGTGATGTTTGATGCTGTAAAACTTCCTACTGCTGGTTTAATTATTCTAGGCATTAATTATCTTTCCTCCTTAAAATTAATCTACCATCTCTACGTATGAAACATGAAAAGCTAAATCGTTTGCAGCTCCAGCTGTAACAGCTATGATGTCTGTTTCATCTAAATAGATAGGTCTGCTAATTAAATCTAATGTTGAATCTGCAGGCACAGATATTGTGCTTGCAATTTTAAAATAAGTTGAACCATTGTCGTTACTAATTTCTACCGTTGCGTCAACAGCACTAGATCCGTCAATGTTGGCTAACAATATTGTATCAATTCTTACTGCAGTTTCTGCAGGTACGTCAATCATAGTAGTTCTGTTTGTATCAGATAAACTACCCATAGCATTCTTAGGTGTGATTGTTGCTATATTTGCTAGATTCGGTGTTGCCATTTTTTATTCTCCTTCTATATTAATACCCGAAAACCATGGATAAGACAATACCTTTTCCATCAGTTGTTATTTTTTGTGTTGAGCTAGTACCATTAGCATTAGTTAATTTACCAACTCCTGTCCCTTTTGGCACTAAAGTAAGGTCTATATTAGAGTCTCCACCGACCGCTGAAATAGTAGGACTATTACCAGTTGCAGCGTTTGTTATATCAAAGTGATTAACCGCAGAGGCTGTTGTTTGAAATTGTAATTGTTCATTACCATTTTCATCACGTATTCCATGATCATCATCAAAATCTATCATGAAAGAATTAGTGTCTAAATTACCACCTAGTTGTGGTGATGTATCATCAACAACATCTCCACCAAATTCTACAGCAGTTATATTTGGATTTGATGAATCATCTGCTCTTGCAAAAGCTAATATTGTTTTACCATTTGCTATTGTAGCAGAAGAGCCTGATCCAGTAGCATATTTAAATACAACATTTTGAGATCCAGATGTTGAGTTTTTTAATAAATAAAGTTGTTGTACATCATTTGGTATTGTTACGTTTCTTGATGCTGATATTGTTCCTGTAAATTCTATAACTCTGTGTGCAAGAACTGCACCAGTAGCCCCATCAGATACAGATAAAGTGATATCTGCATCACTACTAAAAGCTTGTTGAGTAAACCCACCTGCTAATTGTTCTACTAATTGTAAATTTGTATTAGTTTTTGTACCCCAAGTACCGGCATTTTCTCCAGTTGCCTGAAGTTCTATACCTAAAGGTGAAAATGTTGATGCCATATTTTATCTCCTATGCTACGTCACTATAACTTGTATTTGACCCAGTTGCAACACTTGTATACGACGTATTTGAACCAGTGTCAACGTCTTGATATGCTTGAATTCCTATCTCTCCAACTAAAGTTGTAGCTAATTGACCTGTTAATCCCATGACATCTGCAGGGCTTAAAGACCCAACAGATGAAGTTGATGAAACTCCTGTTAATCCCATTACATCAGCAGGGGATATTGATCCAACACTTGAAGTTGCAGATAACCCGGTTACTTCTATTAAAGGATTTGATGTTATAGTTGTATCACCAAGAGAGGATGTTGCAGAAACTCCTGTTAATCCCATCACATCTGCTGGAGATATTGATCCAACCGAAGAAGTAGCGCTTTGTCCAGTTACACCCATTACGTCTGCTGGAGACAATGATCCAACTGATGAAGTTGCAGAGACTCCTGTTAGTGTAAGTGAAACACTACCAATTATAGTAGGTGCTCCAATACTTGATGTTGCAGAAACTCCAGTAACTCCCATAACGTCGGCGGGAGATAT